AGTTGTCCACGAGAATTGTACCTGAAGCTACGACGCGCCAAGAAGGACAACGACCTCAAGCCGAATCATCAGACGCAATGGCAGAAGCTCGGAACGGCAATCGGCGACATTGTGCAGCGCGACCTGGTGTTCATCGAGAAGCATTACGCCAAGCTGACCGGCAAGCAACCGCCATTAGTGCCGGCACGTACCGCGGAAGGGTATCCGTTTTGGGAAGAGTTCGCCCAGGCGGAAGTGGCGGTCGAGCACAACGGCGAAAAGTTTAAGCTAATCGGCCAGCCTGACGGAAAGCTTGTGCATACGGAAACGGGCGAGTTCGTTGGCCTCGAAATAAAGTCGAAACAGACGAAGAACGGCGTCAGCAAGGTAACGAAGCCCGACCCGAAACACGTTAAGCAGTGCGTCATCTACTCGATCATGTACGGAGTCAATAAGTACATCATCACGTATGTTAGCGCGGTCAAGGACAATTGGGGAGAAAGCAAGCCGGTCGTCAAGGCGTTTGAGGTCGACATCACAGACGAGGACCGCAACGAGCTGCTCAACTACTTCGCCGACTTGGTTCGTAGGGCACGCGAGAATGATCCGCCGGCGCCCGACTTGAACGGCTTTACCTTCAACAACTTCAAACGTTCGATGGCGCTCGACTTAACTGACGAAGAAGTTGACGACATCAAGGCGAAGGTACGGGCGGTCATGGCAGGCGGTCAGCCGGCATTCATTAAGGAAGGCTACTTCGAGGCGTATCAATTCATTAAGGAGACGCGGGAAGAGGCGGCACAATGAGGGTCCTCGCCTTCGACACGTCAATGAGCGCACCAGGCGTCGGCGTCATCGAGGCTAAGAATCGCAAGGCCCGCATTGTCGACGTCTCACACGTCATCACAAACGCCAAGCAACACCACGGATTACGTGCCGACATCGTTAAGTCATGGGCGACCTTGTTCATCGCCAAGCACGCGAGCAAAGGGTTCGACGTCATCATTCGCGAGGACTTTGTCGCAAGAACGAGCCGGCAGGGGCATCCGGTTTACTCCGCATGGGGTGCGGTGGATCAGGCGCTCAATCGCTTCGGCTTAAACTTTACGGTGCCTGCGATAAGCCAGTCGAAGGTGAAGAAGCTGGTGGTCGGAAAAGGAAAGGCCGAAAAGTGGGAGGTCGAAGAGGCCGTGCGTAAGTGGACGGGGTACACGGGCGATTTTGCCAAGGACGACGAAAGTGACGCGGTGGCTATTGGCCTAGCGTATTTAATCGAGGAGGGATTAATCGATGAGCCATCTAACTAAAGCTGACGAACTCCGCCAACGTATTGAGAGCTCGAAGCAATATCAGCGCATGGTCGAGGAACAGCTCGCAGCCGCCCGCCACAACCTCGAGCATCACGAAAAGCACGTAGCCGAGGCGCGTGAAGCCGTCGAAACTTACGAACACCAGGTCGGCATGCTGAAGTTTGAGCAGGCGGACTGGTCCGAGGAGATCAGACGCGAGCTGAAGGCGGACTGGTCGCGAGAAACTGCCGACTTGATTGTCGCATTATTGAGCGACATCATGCGAGAACAGGGCGTCAGCACAGACGAAATAGCCGACGCGCTAAAATTAATCGGAAAAGGGGACGATTGAATGACGACAATTACGAAGAACCAAGGCAAGCGAGCACTACCGTTCGACGAGCCACGTTTAAATAGATTTATCGCCAATGTGACGGCCGGCTTTTCGAAGCTGGACGTCGATTCTTTTAGCGACAAGGTGAGCCGCAGTATTCAGTCGAGCGACATGTACAAAGCGCCACAAATCACGAACCTGCTAATTATGACGGCGCTAGAAAACATCGGCATGGATACGCCCGACTGGACATACGTAGCAGCACGCGTTCACATTCGCGACCTCTACAAGCAGGCGGCAACAAACCGCGTTTATGACGCAAGCAAGAAGTACGGCGACTTTTACGCGTTACTGACCACGCTGACCAATCGCGGAGTATATTCGCCATACTTGCTCGAGCAATATTCGAAGGAGGAAATCCAGCAACTGGCGGAACTGATCGACCCGGCACGCGACGACAAGTTTACGTACATCGGCTTGCGTACGTTGAGCGACCGATACCTTGCCCGCGACAAAGACGGCCGAGTGTTCGAGCTACCGCAGGAACGCTGGCTAGTAATCGCGATGCATCTAATGTCGAAGGAGCCGGCTGGCCAACGACTTGAACTCGTAGCTGAGTCGTATTGGGCGCTGAGCAACCTGTATATGACGGTAGCAACTCCGACCCTAACGAACGCCGGCAAGTCTTACGGACAATTGTCGAGCTGCTTTATCGACACCGTGGACGATTCGTTGCAGGGCATCTACGACAGCAACTCCGACGTGGCGCAGCTATCGAAAGGCGGCGGAGGCATCGGCGTTTACCTCGGCAAAGTCCGGTCGCGTGGCTCGGACATTCGCGGGCACAAAGGCGCATCAAGCGGAGTCATTCCGTGGATGAAGCAGTTGAACAATACGGCAGTTAGCGTCGACCAGCTCGGCCAACGTAAAGGCGCCATTGCCGTCTACCTTGACGTGTGGCATAAAGACATCTTTTCGTTCCTTGACGCGAAACTGAACAACGGTGACGAGCGATTGAGAACGCATGACTTATTCACGGGCGTATGCTTGCCGGACTTATTCATGGAAACGGTGCAGAAGCGAGGCGACTGGTTCCTGTTTGATCCTCATGAGGTGCGCGACGTAATGGGCTATTCGCTCGAGGACTTCTTCGACGAAAAGAAAGGCGAAGGATCATTCCGCGACAAGTACGATGAATGCGTGCGAAACAACGACTTATCGAAAGAGAAGGTCGCCGCCATCGACATCTTCAAGGGTATTATGAAATCGCAGCTCGAAACCGGCACTCCTTATATGTTCTATCGCGACTCAGTCAACCGCCAAAACGCCAACTCGCACAAAGGAATGATTTACTGCTCGAATCTATGTACGGAAATCGCTCAGAACCAATCGCCAACCACGCAGGAAGAGCAGCATACGCACGACGGCAAGATTATCAAAACATACACGCCTGGCGATTTCGTAGTGTGCAATCTGTCGTCAATCAACCTCGCAAGGGCCGTTATGGACGACGTACTTGAGCGCCTTGTACCAATTCAAGTCCGCATGCTCGACAACGTAATCGACCTCAACACGATCGAGGTATTACAGGCGACACTCACGAATCAGAAATACCGCGCAGTTGGCCTCGGCACGTTCGGTTGGCATCACCTCTTGGCGCTCAAGGGGATCGTATGGGAAACGAAGGCAGCGGTCAGGTACGCCGGCGAATTATACGAGCAGATCGCCTACTTGACGATTAAAGCAAGCGCCCACCTAGCGAAAGAAAAAGGCGCCTACCCCGCGTTTGGTGAATCCGACTGGTCGACCGGCGAATACTTCGTTAAACGAGGATATATGCCCCCGAATGACGGAAACGCTCATAGTTTCGAACTTAAATGGGCGGAGCTATCAAGACAAATCATTCACACAGGTATTCGTAACGGTTATCTCATGGCGGTGGCACCTAATGCATCCACGTCTATTATCGCAGGCTCGTCGGCGTCGATTGATCCGATTTTCAACATCGAGTACAGCGAGGAGAAGAGCGATTACAAGATTCCGGTAACAGCACCCGACATCAATCAGCACACGTTCCCCTACTATAAGTCGGCGTACAATATCGACCAGCACTGGAGTATTCGCCAAAATGCCGAGCGTCAGAAGCACATTGACCAGGCGATTTCGTTCAACCTGTACGTGAAGAACAATATCTTGGCGAAGGAATTGCTCGACCTTCATATGGCGGCGTGGGAGTCGGGACTCAAGACGACTTATTACACTCGATCGACATCTAAGGAAATCGTAGAATGCGAATGGTGCGCCAGCTAATAAACGCGAAAAGGAGACGATAGAATGGATTTGCAAAAACGAAAAATCATGGACGTAGATGCTCCGAACAGGTCGACGGGAATTGTGAACGGAGAATCTTCGAACATTTTAAACTGGGATGACGTCCGATTTACTTGGGCGTTCCCTAAATATAAGCGTATGCTCGGAAACTTCTGGACGCCATTCGAAATCAACATGGCAGCCGACATCAAGCAATGGCCGAAGCTAAGCGGTCAGGAGCAGGAAACGTTCCTCAAGATCATCGGCCTGCTTGCGTTGCTCGACTCGATTCAGTCCGACTATGCCGGCAAGGCAGCCGACTACATTACGGACTCTAGCGTCAATGCCCTCATGATTATCTTGGCGCAACAGGAGGTCGTGCATAACCACTCGTACAGTTACGTCCTATCTTCGCTGGTCACGAAATCGAAGCAAGACGAAGTATTCGAATACTGGCGCACGGACAAAGCCCTACGTGACCGCAACGACTTTGTGACGAACGGGTACGCCGAGTTTGCCGATGACCCAAGCGTTCCAAACTTCCTCAAGTCGATCGTGTACGACGTGATTCTCGAAGGCCTGTTTTTCTACTCCGGCTTTGCGTTCTTCTACAACCTGGCGCGTAATCAGAAGATGGTCGCGACGAGCACAATGATTAACTACATCAACCGTTGGATGTGAGCGGTTGTAAAACCTCTTGAATTGCTGGGAACCCCTAACGTAAAGCCGAGGGCAATCAGCAGCGAAGCTATGCGCTCCCGTAAATTTGAAAGGGAGTGGGAGCATGCGAAAAGAAGTGAAAGACGCCCCGTGGTTTATTACAGATTGCGGTGAAGTTATTTCGAAGAAAACTGGGAAGGCGAGAAAGCTTTTCGTCAACCGAGACGGTTACGTGACTGTAACGTATTCCTATCGAGGTAAAACAAGAAACTTCTATGTTCACAGGTTAGTCGCTGAGTATTTTATAGAACCGATTCCGAAGGGAATGGCGGTTAATCATAAAGACGGCGACAAGACTAATAATCACGTAGATAATCTTGAAATAGTCACGTACAGCGAAAACATAAGGCACGCAGATGCTAGTGGGTTACGTAAATGTGCAACAGGCGGACGTAATTCCCAGGCGAAACTTACCGATGAATCTGCGGAGCTACTTATCTTCGATTTAATTGGCGGAATAACAAACGACGAAGCCGCACGTAAATATAATCTACATTCTCGCTACGTTAGTTTGATCCGTCATAAGAGGCGATGGAAATCACTCTGGGAGCGCATAGAACGTTCAACGACTATCCGAAAGGAGTACGGCCAAGCGGCCGGAAGCGGGAGGCGCAGTAAATAACTGCGATGATATAGTCTGTTCCCGTAGGAAACTGCGGGCGGTGCCTTGAGCACGGCGTAGGGAGTAGCGCCCTTACGTGAACACAAAGGATGAGCAAATCCACGTCGACCTATTCGTCAAAATATTCAAGGAAGTCTTGGCGGAAAATCCCGAGCATGACACGCCTGAGCTTCGCAAGTTTGCCGTCGATACTTTCCGCAAGGCAGCCGAGCTAGAAATCGAATGGGGCCGGTCGGTTATCGGTAATGAGTTCGACGGTATCTCCATGACGGAGCTCGAGCAGTACATCAAATTCTACGCGAATGTACGCTGCAACCAGCTCGGCTATGGTCACGAAGCCTTTCCGGAGGTACCACGTAAGAATCCGATGAAATGGATCAAAGCGTATGAGGAAGTCGACAACGGCAAGACGGACTTCTTCGAGCAGAAGAGCCGCCAATACGTGAAGGTGTCGGACGATAACGGCTTTGACGATTTGTGAGGCGAATTTGTGCGAACGCCCCACCGGCCGACTATTATAAATTAGCGGAACAGTTTGTGCGAAAAGGTTCCGGCGAACATATTATCCAGTAGGAACACAGCGGAGGCCCACGACGGGCTTCCGCAAACTTTAGACCCACGGAGGTGCAAAACGATGGCATTTTTCGGTATTGCCGCAAAGAACCCGGAACAAAAGGCCGCCATGCAGGCGCTACTAAGCCCGAAGCCGTTCACGTTTCTAACCGGTCCGGCAGGTTCGGGCAAAACACTCGTAGCACAGGCGGTTGGCCTCGAGCGAACAATCGAACGTCAGCTTTACCGCAAGCTAATCTACACGCGACTGCAAACGCAAGTCGGAATGGACGTCGGTGCTTTGCCAGGCGACCTCAGCGAAAAGACTTATCCGTTCATTGCTCCGTTCATGGATAACCTCGAAGTAATGAGCGACAAGGCAAGCGAAATCAAACGCTACTTGACGGAAGGCGACGAGGACAAACGGAAAGTGTTCTTCGACCCGATTCAAATGATTCGTGGGCGGTCGCTCAACTACACGTACGCCATCTTCGACGAAATCCAGAACGTCGACATTGGCACGATTGCAGCGCTCGCTACTCGGCCGGGCGTGACGGCAAAATTCGTCTTCATGGGCAACTTTTCGCAAATTGACGCCCCGCGATTACGAAGCACCAAGACGAACGGTCTTTATAACTTGCTAGCCGGCCTATACGAGCGAGAGGCTCATGAACACTTCGATCACGTTAATCTGACGCAAACGCATCGCCATCTGGTCGTCGAGATTGTCGAGGACATACTGCGGAATCATGAAATGCCGGCGGAGTTCGGGGCGCTGGAGGCACGAGGGAACATTGACGAATAGTAGACCCAAAATGCGAATTAAGGAAGGGTGTTAATATGTTCGTTCTAACGAAAGAAAACTTGGATAAGCGAATTTGTGACGTTGAAGGTTCCGCAAACGAGGAAACATTCAGAGAGTTCATTCGAAATAGTGAAGAAGAATTTGGAATGGAGCATAGGAACTTGGACAACTTGGGAGACGAGAAGTTAAATGAGTATCTCGAGTTTATAGACTATTTGTGGAATAAGTAACGAACTATCCGAAACCACCACGCAACACCAAAAGGAGGCCCACCGCCATGCTCAAGCGCACCAAACGCCACATCATCACGTTCGCACTAGGCGTAGGCATCACGGCAACCACCGTCGCCCTCTACACGCCAAGCAGCGCCGACAGCACGACTAAGCTGGCGCCGCAACTCGTCGACAAGGACGCCATCATCGAAGCACTCACGGAAACGCACGAACTGGTCGGCTTAACTGGCGACATCAGCAAGACCGTCCGCCTGCAAGACAATCGCTGGTACGGCGACAAGACGTACGAGTTGACGCTCGAGGGCACGTTCAAGATAGGCGTCGCGACTGCCGACGTCAGCATCACAACGCAAGGCAATACGGTCATCGTGCGCCTGCCTCAACCGCGTATCATCGCCGTCGAACTGCCATTTGACAAGGCGGCCATCAGCAAGGACGTCGGCCTGTTGCGCCAGGACTTGAGTGAGTCGGAAATGCAGGCGTTGTACAAGGAAGCGCGCGAGCAGGCGGTTGCCGACGTGAAGGTGAACATTAAGGCGCGTGAGGAAGCGGAGGATGCCGTGGAGAACGCGCTGGCAGAATTGATCGGAAGGCTGCCGGCGGTTGAGGGGGTAATGTTCGTTGATTAAAAGAGACAAGGGGGAATCGGAATGGGGAAAGAGTTAATCGGAGACATAGAGCTTAATCGTATTTACCAACGTGATTGTATTGAAGGTATGAAGATGCTCCAAGATTCATCAGTAGACTTAGTAGTAACTGACCCGCCGTATCTAATGAACTACCGGAGTAACAGGCGCGTAAAATCGGATAAGTTTAAACATATCGCAAATGACGTAAACTCCCACGATTTAATTACCGACTATCTTGCGGAATGTTACCGAGTCTTAAAGGACGATTCGGCGATATACGTATTCTGTAGCTGGCACCAAATCGATTTTTTTAAAGCGCAGTTTGAAAAACACTTCAAGTTAAAAAATATTATCGTTTGGAACAAGAACAATCATGGAAGCGGCGATCTAAAAGGTTCATATGCGCCAAAGCATGAGTTTGTATTATACGGTCATAAAGGCAGGTCGATATTCCGCGAAAAACGTATTCCGGACGTGATTGACTGCGCGAAAATACCTAGCGTTAAGTTGACCCACCCTACTGAGAAGCCGGTCGAGCTGCTCGAGATTTTTATCCGCAACAACAGCGACGAAGGGGACATAGTTCTTGATGGATTCGCAGGGACGGGATCACTTCCGGTAGCTGCTGTGCGTAATGATCGTAAATTCATAGCTTTCGAGCTTGAAAGTGGGTATGTAGAAATCGCAAATAAACGACTAGATAACGAGGAGGATTCGAATGAACATTCCCGTCAAATTTAAACGCCTACACCCCGACGCAGCCACGCCACAATACGCCCAAGACGGCGATTCAGGTTTCGATCTAACCGCCACCGAGGACGTCATCGTCGAGCCGGGCGCCTCCGCCATTGTTCCGACAGGCTTGGCGTTCGAGATTCCGGCAGGCTTCGAATTGCAGGTGCGACCTCGGTCGGGCATTAGCGCCAAGACGAAGCTACGCGTTGCCAATGCGCCAGGCACGGTCGATCGAAACTTTCGCGGAGAGGTGGGCGTGATTATGGACAATATCAACGCGCCGATGTACGAGATAGAAGATTACGGAAATGGTCCGGAGATTGAGGTCGACGTTCATAACGCATTGAATACGATCGATAAGAGCGGAACAGTCCACGAAGGGTCGTTGCTTAGCGAAAATACCTATCCAGTAGGGACGTACATCATCCGCAAAGGCGACCGCATCGCCCAAGCCGTCATCGCACCGGTCGCACACGCAACATTCACGGAAGTCGACACGCTGGACGAAACGAGCCGAGGCGAAGGGGCTTACGGGAGTACGGGCGTGAATACGAAGGAGGACGAATAATGGCTGACGAACAATACGCGGCACTGGTACGGCACATACTCGCAAACGGCGGCGAGAAAGGCGACCGCACCGGAACAGGCACGCTGAGCACATTCGGCTATCAAATGCGATTTGACTTGGCGAAAGGGTTCCCGTTGCTCACTACGAAAAAAGTGCACTGGCCGAGCGTGGCGCATGAGCTCCTGTGGTTCCTGAGCGGCGATACAAATACGAAATACCTGACGGACAATGGCGTGCGAATCTGGAACGAGTGGAGCAATGAGAATGGCGACCTGGGGCCGGTCTACGGAAGGCAGTGGCGGTCGTGGACGGTACTTGAAGAGGAAATCGATTACGCTTGGGACGGTGAGGACGAATATCCTTACAGTTATATTGACGAAAGACACATCGACCAAATCGCCAACGTAATCGAGCAAATCCGCAACAATCCCGACAGCCGACGCCTCTTAGTAAACGCCTGGAATGTCGGAGAGCTCCACGAAATGGCACTGCCGCCCTGTCACTTTGCGTTTCAATTCTACGTGGCAAACGGAAAGCTATCGTGCCAACTGTATCAGAGGTCAGGCGACGTATTCCTCGGAGTACCATTTAATATCGCAAGCTATTCGCTCCTGACGCACATGATCGCACATGTAACCGGCTTAGAGGTCGGCGAATTCATCCACACGATTGGCGACGCCCACATTTACCGCAACCACATCGAGCAGGTTAAGACGCAGCTACAACGAGAGCCTCGCGTCTTGCCAACGCTGAACATCAAGCGCCAGGTGACGGACATCGACGACTTTTCCTTCGATGATTTCGAAATAGTAGGCTACGACCCGCATCCGGCGATTAAAGGAAAGGTGGCGGTGTAAATCGGACTACTAACGACAGCAACACTCGCAATCATAATCGGCCCGTTAGGCGGGAACCAGCCGGCAGCCACGGCAGAACGGACGGAGGTGAAAACGCATGAGTCGAGAAGCGAAAGCGTTGTTGCTACTCCTATCCGGAGCCGTAATCGGACTGTTAGTACGGATAACCACGTGACTTTCACGGTCACGGCATACACAGCAGGCGCAGAGTCAACCGGCAAGTCGCCTGGCGACCCAGCATACGGCGTCACCGCTTCAGGAGCTCGCGTCACGTCAGGGCGCACGATTGCATGCCCGCCTAGCCTACCGTTTGGCACACGGGTAAGCATCGAAGGTGTTGGCGAAAGGACATGCGAAGATCGAGGCGGAGCAATCGTCGAGGGCAGGCTTGACGTTTACATGCCGAAACTTGCCGATGCGCTTGCGTTTGGCCGGCAGGAACTAAGCGTAACGATAATTAACGAAGGGGAGGCGTCACAATGACGAATTTACACTATATTGCAGACGAAGAATTAGGCGGAGTTGAGCGTGAGTATGCGGAGGTTGAACGCAAGGCGAACGTAGGGGATTACGTTGTAGTGAAAGAGGACGGTTTCAATCTCGGTTATTACGATGTTGGGGATGTGTTCTCGGTACGTGAATCCGTTGAAAAAGGCGTTACTGGTTGTAACGAAAAAACCGGAATGTTCTTCCTCATCAACGACGAATACGCCACGCTCGACCCAACCGGCAATGTCCGCATCGACGGCACAGTTTACCGCAGGGTGGACCGTAAGGCTTACGGAGGGGAGAAGGTGCTGACGCTGAATTACGGAGACGTAGACGCAGTAGCCGGCGACATCCATACCGTTGAAGCAGCAGGGTACGACGACGGATCAATCTCAACGGAAGAAGGAGCGTTTTTTGATACGGAAGAAGGTGATAAGTATGTCGTACTTGAGCCGGTAGAGCACATCGACGACCTCACGCTAACCGAATCCGACATCCGCAACAACCCGCGCCAGGTCATCGACCTAATCGCCAACATGGCCGGAAGGTTGTCGAAGCTAGAATCGAAAGTTGAGCGTCTAGGCACCGCCAACCAGCAAGCGTACGACATCGTGTCGCGTAACGTCGAGACATGGGCGCAGGAAATTGAAACGATTAAGGCGCGAATGGTCGATGCTGGGCGTGCACTTACCGCAGAAGAACGGAGGGAATTGTGATGGCGAATGAATCGAAGAAGATACGGATTACTAAAGGTCACGCGTGGTATATCGGAAAGGTTGGTTACGTGTTCTGTGTGACCGAGGAGGCAGATAACTACTACATCGTACAACACAATGGGACCGAAATGACGTATACCGTTGGGAAAGAAAATTGCGAAGTAGTCGACGAATCACTCGCGCCGAACATGGTCGATAGCCCTCCGCACTATAACGCAGGCAAGTACGAAGTTATCGACATCATCGAGGATTCCTTGCGCGACATTGCTGGCGGATTTGAAGCGTACTGCCTCGGAAACGTCGAAAAGTACACGAAGCGATACCGACACAAGAATGGCGTCGAGGACTTGCGTAAAGCTGCGTGGTACTTGAACAAAGCGATCGAACACATTGAGGCGCGAAGCTAGATAGGCAGTAGTTTTCGCGAAAATGAACGAGGAGGCGGGAAAGGGTGGACATTACAGGAGGAAACGGAGCTAGGGCGGCTTTACTAATTTTCAGCGTTATTTTAGCGATTGTATTCGCGATAGGATTCATCGCAGGGTATTTCACGCACGTAATATTCAGCTAACAAAAAGGCGAAAGAGCTATCGGGCGGCAACCCGGTACTCCTTCGCCAAAACTTTTATTCACCCGCGCTATTCAAGCGAAACGCATGCCAATCCGCCCCACCTGAGTCGAGCTTGCCAACGTAATCAAACCGATACGGCCCGTCAGCTTCCGACAGCCCAAACTTACGCAGCAACGCACGGCCCGTCGCATAGCCACGTTTGCTCACTTTGAGCTGGCCGGCGTTCACGACGTTGGTCACTACGTCGGACTTGACGATGCCAATGACGCGCTGAGCTAAGTCGACGCTGACGTAAATATGCTCGGAACGATCGACAATGCCGAGGTCACGACGCAGGGTTCGCGACAGGCACAGGCGGCCTTGCTTGTCGAGCGTTACGGAGCGAACGCCACGACGGGCGCCAAGGTCGTCGACGGTGAGCGGAGTGAGCGTGATTTTGCCGGGGTTAGATTCTTGCGTCATATTATGACAACCTCCGCTTCATAAATCGAATTAGTTATAGCTTTATTATACGAGATTTGCGACTCGTAAGCAAACGCAAGTAGGACGAAATGTAAACCGAAAGGAAGGCGATTTTATGTTTAACGCGGACTTTTATCCGACACCTAATGAGTTAATAAAGAAACTTTTGGCGCTAAGTATTAAAAGCAATGTACCGAATATAAAGGGTCTTAGCCGATTTACTCTTCGCGGGCGTGTGTTAGAACCTTCCGCAGGCAAAGGTAACATCATCGAATATATACGCAGTAATGGTCGCTCAATTAAAGTTGATGCTATCGAGAATGATCCGGAATTATCGAGCTTTCTTCTTGGTGCAGGCCACAACCTCGTCTGGTCAGATTTCCTCACGTTTGAAACATTCCGAGAGTATGACGCAATTGTTATGAATCCTCCATTTAGCGCAGGCGATAAGCACTTATTGCACGCTATCAAGTTCTCAGGTAAGCAAATCACGAAAGACTGCGAAGTATATGCGATTGTAAATGCGGAAACGATCAGGAATCCGTTCAGCACAACACGCAAAGAATTGGCGCGGCTGCTTGAACTACACGACGCACGTATAGAATTCGCTGGTAACGCCTTCAGCCAAGCGGAAAGAAAAACCAACGTAGAGGTGGCTCTTATTTACCTTAAAGTTCGCAGAGAAAACGCGAGCGAAGACTTGTATAGGCGTACTGTGGATTCTGTTAGGAATAAGCAAAGTGGCCAAGAAAGCGAGTTATCTACGGCTCTCAGCACGTTTGTAAAGCATAACGAAATTCAAGAACGTGTAGACGATATTACTCGCTTGATTTATGAATATGAACAAGCGGTAAAGTTGACGCGGGATGATTACGAAACGAGCATCCGGAAAGTCGATTTCTTAAACTATATATCGAAGCTAAATGATGGTAAGCTGAGCACGCCGTTAGACGATTCAACGCAGAAGTACGAAGAAGAATTGCAACAATTAAGGTCGACCTACTGGCAGCTTATTCTTCATACCGATAAGTTCATGAGAATACTAACAACAGAAGCTCGTGAAAAACTAAATCGCCAAATTGAATCGGCTTCAGAACTGGAAATAAATTCGACTAATATATACATGTTGTTGCATGCTATCACGGCAAATTCATCAGAAATGTTAACATCAAGCATCGTGAGCATGTTCGAAAGAATCACTTCGTACAGTCGACGTGAATTCTCTACGAACATCCATTATTACGACGGTTGGAACACGAATGAGTCGTATAAGATCGGCAAGAAAATTATTTACCCGTTTTTTACAACTTTTAGCGATTGGGACATGGGCGTAAATCACGGCGCTACACAATCGAAATTTGAAGGCGTAGATTACAGCGTAAAAGGATTTATATTTGATCTGCTAAAAGCCTTTGAGCCATTCCGCGAAGTAAGCTACGAGTTCGAAATGCTTGATAAAGGCGAATTCCGAAACGACACCCTACGATTTAAGATATTCAAGAAGGGTACAGTCCACGTGTGGTTTAATGATTTAGAAACGCTGAACAAAATTAACTACGTATGTGGACGTAAGTTCAATTGGCTGCCTACGGATGAAGAAATTCGCAAGGAAGCGAAAGCGCGCGAATTTGTGCGGAAAGAATTCGGCGACATCACTACGGATGTTAGCAAGTTAATAGGCGGTGATGTTTAATGGGCGCATCAAAACGCGACACAACGAAAATCGAACGTCAATTCGACGGCCATTATGCGTTATCAACCGCAACGGGCGTCAAGTTACTGCTCGCCGACTACCATGCGTTCCAGGCACGCCAGTTTCTCGGCGACTATGACGCGGTGGTCGTGCTGGCCGACTTGGCCGAGGCGATCAGGCTGGCGGGGTTGACCGGTCGTCAGGCCGAGGCGTTGGCACTAGTATACTACGAGGATTTGACGCAGATGGAGGCAGGCAGGCGGTTGGGTATTGCTCAGAATACGTTGTCAGAGGCGCTAGATAGGGCATGTGAGGCGATTGCCGACGTTTACTACTATTGGGCGAGTCATGGAGAAGGTTACAGCGTAACAAGCGAATTTAGAAGCGAAAGGGCGGACGACAATGACGAGCAATTTTAATGACGTAATCGACGATATCAGACGCAAAACTAAGGCAGGCGAACTTCCACGTGAGGCTCGTATCGCTGAAATCGACAGGGCGACGGAAGATTGGTTCGCCCGGACCGGCAAAATGCCCGACGCTAAGCAACTCGAAGCATTGGCTGATTTGATTCTGCACGAGGAACTGACGGACGGTAGCAACGAGATTCTAAGCGATACACAGATTGCTAGACGCCAGGAGGGCAAACACGCTAGGAAGACAGATAATCCTAAGATTGAGGTACCATTTAAGATTGCCGAGAATGTCGGCGTTGATAAGCGTAACTATAACAAGCCTATCAGGCGTGAACGTAGTCAACGAGAAAATGAACACGTCGATAAGTCGGCAAAGATACGAAACGATGAACGTAGGAATAGTTATAAGGAGTTTACGAAGGTGCAGCCGATCGTTAAAAGAAAATTGGAAGGATAATACAATATTTTCGACGTTTTGCCGGCCTATATAGTGAAAAGGTTTTTACGTCGGTGCTTCGGTGCCGACTTTTATTTTAACGAAAAGGGAGAGGTTAGTTTGCGAAAGTTATCGTGCAGTATTGAGAGTTATCTAAAGAGAAGCGTAAATCTCGGCGTATATGAAGCGCTCAGCGATGAAAAGAAGGGAAAGTTTTTCGACAAGTGTGCACTTGAATTATCGCTGGAACTTAGGCCGAAAAGTGAATACGGAATTGCTAAAGACGATTTCCGCGACTTGGTTATCGATGTATTTTTCAAGATATTTTACGGAGACTTGCGATTTGACCTTTCGTACTACAACTTATTCGCATATCAGAATCCCTTTAAAGAAACTCGCCTGGTTATCGCCAAGTTTAAGAAGGACGCGGACGAGATAGCGTGTTCTTTTATATTCGGCCATCTGAACGTGATAGGCAACCGTAAATCACTGCGAAAAGTTATTGAAATCAGAAAGAACGCAATTGTCCTGGATGACGACTCCGTACTAGAAATCGAGAGCTACTGGATGCAAACCGTTAATCTATTCGACCGTGCCGAAGGAGGCGACTATTAATGGGCGGATATTTCTTCTGTTACTCAACAACGCTGTACCACTTCCTCAAGGCGAATCAGCAGCTTTATATTGTCGCAGGTCTGCACGAGCGCACGCATAATAAGTTTTGGCTATTCGAGAAAACGCCGGATTTAAATCGGCTGCTCGACGAGTATGATGAACGCAAGGCCAAGTCGCAGGGGAGGTAGTTAGTATGACGGTAGTGAACGGTAGTAACGAAAACGACGACGGCCGTAGGAAGGCACAGGCGCAGAAGGAGAGATTGCTTTCAGGCGGTAAAGGCTACACGCCAACTCCGCACTGGATTTATCGCGACTGGTTGCCGGAACTAAAGGAGAAATACGACGGCCAAACGGCACGTGACTGCGTGATCCTGCTCGGCTATATGCACGCATATGCAAACGGCCAAAGTGGCGGTGATGTGTACATGTGGGCGTTTCCTAACGTGGTTCAGGTGGCGCAGGACACCGGCATTCATAAGGACCGCATCAAAGGGCTCGTAGACATTCTCGTCAGTGAGGGCGTGATGGTGACGCAGCGAAAGAAGTGGTACGGACATACGAAGAAAATGTACTTGCCGTTATTTGAGCGGCCTCAGTCGTAAGTAACCTCGAACAGGTCCTCGACTTTCACGTTGAGGGCCTTTGCTATGGCGAACATGTGGGCGACCATAATGCGCTCGTTGCGGCCAAATCGCGAAATCGTGCCTTGCGGAATGCCGGTTAGCTTGGAAAGCCATAGCTGCGTAAAGCCGCGCTCCTTCAACAGCTCGGGCAGGCGCGTTGTGACGGTTGGCAGGTTCATGCGGATCACCTCCTCGTTTTATACAGTATACGATATCGAATAAATTTACGCAATAACTGTTGACTATTCGTTATACGATATCGTATAATTAAGACATACCAAACGAAGGGAAGCGATAAAGGATGAAGAAATTACTTATAGTAGGGCTAAGCGTTGGATTGTTACTCGGAGGATGTGCGAAAGTTGAGACGCCCAATATAACGGAGGTTGTTGAGGCGAAGGTTGTGACGGCAGATGCGGACGAGGACGGATACATCATCGTCGAGAACGTTAAGGACAGCGCCGACACGATTGCGATCGAGAAAGAGGACTTCGAGCTGGGCGACATCGTGACGATCGAATTTGACGGCGATCAAGTCGTGAGCGTGCGATAATGGCGAATGAATTGACGAAGTTTGAGGCGACGAATTACTGTAAGTTGAGCGAAGGAGACGTTCAGTTGATGCGTCGGATTGCCGAGGACTTGGAGGAGGGCGCTTATCGCAGCGGGTTCCTTCGAGCGTGCATTTTGGTCGGGATAGATGTGGAGATAGACGGTAAATGAACGAAGAGTAGGCGTCCAATAGGGCGTCTTTTTTTACGTCGTGCTTCAGTCGGCTAAAGCGATTCCTATGAGCGGGAATTGATCGTTTCCTACAGACAGGAATCAATCGTTTCCTATGAGCGGGAATATAATAAGAACGAATTAACAATAACGAATTAATAACAATAAAGATTCCGCATTCGCATTCGCTCATGACGGGGATATTGTAAATCTAAAAGATTATGCGAAAAAGGTAATATGCGATAAGGGTGAATAGACACGTTATACGATAATTATCGCTGTCCCGTATCTATGTACTATGAGGCGGTAAGGTTACGTAATGCCCCTTACGTAAGCACCAGCGCAGTGCCAGGCGGTACATGCACGCCCTACCTTACGCAACTACATACGGTGCCATACATATAGAAGGAACGCGTGATGTGGCGATTGTGAGGCGGTGAGGAAACGTAAGCGAAGTATGGTATGGCGAAAGGGTTGGCGCAGAGGTTCGGCACATACGCCTGCTGCGTACTCCTGCCGTAAGAGGGCGCCCCGAACTCAGGGGGTTAGCACCACCACCGGCACCTACCGCATGCACCGATACCGTATAAGTATACGCAATCAACTTCCGGTAATGTTTGTTATGTAAACCGAAATCGTTACCGAAGTGTCGACGCTAAAGCATTCGTCAGTTGATCGTCAGTCAAACGTTATGCAAACTTTTATACATCGTTGCAACGACGCGGTTTAATGGACGAAAGCAACTCCGATGAAAACGATCGGAAATGCATAAGCGGAATCGTGCCGAAAACGTCGAACCCCCAAGGGGCACATGCGCTCGTCCCTCGTCTGATGAGCGAACCTAGCGCACAATTTTTCGAACTCAGGGCGTCACATTCACGCCACCTGCGAAAGGAGCTGACCGCCATTGTCATGCGATTGCCTACGGAACTATGCACGCACAGTCAAACGTCTCAACGACGAAGCAAGAAACGCCTCGCCAGCCGACCGCGAACGCTCCTACAGGCGCTGGGTCCTATATCGCGCGATCAATCGCAAAACTATCACGCAGCATCTACGCAACATCTGACTGCCGCCTGAAGCCGAATGCCTAACGGTTTCACGTAGCGGTTTTACATACGACCACTATACCACACGAAAGGAGAGGGCGCCATGGCTTACGTCAATGACCGCTGGCTTGACCGCGACGAACGACAAGCACGGATCGACATACTCGCAGAAAGCGTCACAAAGCTTGCTGACGCCATTCGGGCCGGAAAGGCTACCGACTATCACATCGACATGTTTAGGCGCAATAAAGCGGAACTTGCGAAGCTCAAGCGAGTTCATCGCGCGGAGGTTGACATGCGTTACTTTTTCTACGAATACTTTAGCGAAAAACGCAACCCCGGCAACCCGGACAATCTCGTACCTACCACGGCGGTCGACATGGACCAGGCGCCCGAGTTTCATGTTAAGTTGTCGCGAATCCTCGACTCGGTGTCGAATCGCAATCGCACGGCAAGGATCGCATGGGCCGCAAGTCGTGGGCACGCAAAGTCGGCCTACCTGTCGAATGCCTTTCCGGTGCATGAGATCGTTTATCGCAAACGTAAAATGATCCTTATTATCTCGGAAACAAACGCGGGCTCGAAGAAGTTCATCAAGTGGGTGAGCTCGCAGTTAAAGTACAATCTGAAGCTACGCGAAGACTTTGGCGAATTACTATCGACTAGCCGGTCGCAGAACGAAAAGGACGCCGAGGAAGCATTTTTGACGTCGACGAAAATCAAGATGGAAGCAACGTCGCTGGGAACGCAGATTCGTGGTTTCCGTAACGGTTCGCAAAGGCCCGACCTTATTATACTCGATGACTTGGAGTCGCGTGACTCGAACAATACGCCTGAGCTACGGCAAAAGGCGAAGGATTGGCTGAACCAAGACTTAATGCCAGCGTATGACCCCACGCAAACAGCAGTCATTTTCATGGGAACGTTGGTGCATCACGATTCGCTCCTCAACTACGTCCTGACCGAGCGGCGCGACTTTATAAAGAATAAGTTCCCGGCGATTATCGAATGGCCCGAGCGAATGGACTTATGGAAAGAATTTGAACGCATTTACCGGGAGTATGAGCCGACCGAGGAAGAGCTCGCCGAAATGGAGGAAATGGACGAAGAAACCGGAACCCCGAACGCCAATGCGGCCATGCGGTTTTACGAAGCCAATCGCGACGCAATGGACGCAGGGGCGCAGGTGTTGTGGCAAGACCGTTTCCCGTTGCCGTTGCTTTTCCTAGAGCGAGTCAACTACGGCTCAAAAGCGTTTAACACGGAATTCATGAACATCCCACTCGACGAAGAGTCGCAAATCTTCAAGCCGGATCACTTTTACTACTACGACGATATTGCTTTTTCGCATAAGCAGTATTATTTCGGCATGGGCCTCGATTTTGCGATGGGTAAGGAACGAGGCGACTACTCCGCCCTTATCACGCTGGCGAAGCACAAGGTGACGAATAAAGTGTACGTTGTTGATGCGTACCTGGCACGTGTTCACCCCGACAAGTTTCTCGAAGTGGTTGTCGATAAGGTCCGTCAGTATCAGCCCGACGTCATTGGCGCAGAGGCACAGATGGCGCAGGAGTTTTTCGTCGACAAACTGAAAGAGGCGCTACAGTACGTAGGCTATCCGGCACATAACCGCGTGAAGAAGATTCAGCAACGGGCACGGAAAGAACTTCGTATTGAGGCAATGCTGCCCGACATTGAGGCCGGTAATATTGTCTTTAAACGCGGCCAGCACGAACTACTGATCGAACAATTTGAGCGCTACGGGTCGAGGTGGCACGACGATGGTCCTGACGGAATGGCAACGGGGCTCATGGTACTCAAGCGCCCACGGACGGCGTTAAAATCTAAACCGAAATGGATGTGAGAAAATGCATGCGAAAAAGAAACAAGCGTTAGAAGCTAAACTCGATGCCCGCCAGCAGAAGGCGGCTTTTTTATTGGTCGAAAATGAAATGCGTGAGACAGGCGAAAAGCGAACGCAAGAAGAGATAGCCGAAGAAATTGGCGTATCATTTAAAACGCTTTGGACGTGGAAGAAGAAAAACGACGCATTTATCGAATATAAAAACGCGATTTCGGACGATTTCCTGAAGGAGCAGCAAGCGTTCGTTTATTCGCAACTCATGAAGCTGATTGGGGGCTCGCAGCCGAGCGTTAAGGCGATTGACTTATGGATGCGTCGCCACGGACTACTGACTGACAAGACGGTTACAGAAACGATAAACAACGACAGCGAGCGAAGCAATGACGACCTACAACGCGAACTAGCAGAAGTAGAGGAGTTACTCAAAAAAGACGACTAGGAGGATGGACCATGGCGTTATTTACGACAGGCGCTCAGTTTCCTCCGCCGGACTCAATCGAACGGCTGTCGCTGCAAGAGCGAATGCGAAAGTTATTCGACGGTAAGCAAATCGAGGTATACGAGCGGGCCACGGAAATACTGAAAGATTCGCCCCACGCACCGCAATTAAAGAAACTATACATTGCCGTCAATTTGGCGGACATTATCACGACCAAGCCGGCCGACCTACTCGTTGGCGATCCGCCGGCGTACGAGAGCGGCCTGCCCGACACGAGTGACGAGCAAGTGGCGCTTAACAGTTACGTTGAGGAAAACGACCTCAATCAACTTATTCACGAAAGCGCAGTCGGCGGAGGGTTTCGAGGCGACGCCTGGTTAAAGGTCCGATTCGGCTATCGCCAAGACTACAGCGAGTACACGGCCATCACCGGCCAGGAAGCGCCTGACGACGTAATGATGGAGCCGATCATCGAACACGTTCGCGCCACAACTGTTTTCCCGGAAACAGCCCGAGGCAACGTAAAGCGATTCAAGGCGGTTAACATTGCGTCTATCGAGTGGGTGGAAAACGGCAAGCAAGAGATTCCGTTCCTTAACCTCGAGCGCCACGTGCCTGGCTTCATTACGTATAAACGTTTCCGAATTCACGAAAACGGCGTC